GACCTACTGAATACATAGATAAGCTTGAAAATGCAGAAAAAAAAGTCAGTGCTGACACACTAACCTTTTCTAAAACTGTTAAATTGTATGATTCTGATAATGATTTCGAAAGCATCATTCATACTAGATACTATAACAAAAATAGAAATAATTTTCAATAAATAAAATATAGAAAAAAATGTCTTTCCATGTATTGACAAGTAGTCATGACTTTGGTACAATACAAAGTGTAATGATTAATTGTATGATTATTAGGAGGGCAAAATGTTATGAAAGTAGTAGGTATAAAGCATGGAGTATCATCGAAAACAAATAAACCATTTTCTACAGTATATGGTACTGATAAATTTAATCAGTATGATGAAGAAAATAGTCAAGTTCATGGAGTTTTAACTAAAGAAGTATATGTATCAAATTCTATTGTTCCAATCGATATCATTGGAAAAGATATAATTGTTAACTATGACCTTGGTTTTGGTGGGAAAGCTGTTGTTCGTGATTTTACAGTAGTAGGTAATTAGATGACAGATTATAATATGCAATTAATAAATCAGTTGATATCTATACAAGACAGTATAAATTATTTGATAGCTTTAATAGTAATTATTATCATAATTATATTGTGTTTGTTAGTATATAAAATGTTAGATTTTGTATTTCCTATTAAATCTGAAAGGAGTAAATAATGCATCTTATTAGTATTTCAGCTACTGGTTTAAGTGATGTTATAACTGCTTCAATGCTTAACGGAGTATTGCAAGAAGTATTAGGTTTATTACCTACGGTACTGCCTGTTATGGTTGGTTTTATTGCATTGCGTAAGGGAATCAGTTTTGTACAAAATATTTTACATAGTGCCTAGCACTAAAAGGGGGCAACCCCTTTTTTTTATTTAAAATTTGAAAGGATAATAAAATATTGATATGTATATTTTGGGTGTGATATTAGGGCGTTTGTTTATATTAATGATTTTTACATTTTTATTAAGAATAAATTACTTTTTAACAAAGCGAATTATTCAAAAAATTAAAAGAAGTAAGGAAAAAATAGGAGGAAATTAAATGATTTATGTTATTTTATTTGTTTGTATTATTATGTTTTTATTAGATATTAAATTAAGATTAAAAATAAGGAGTATAGAAAATGGAGAAAATAAATAAAAAGATTTTAATTTTATCTATTGCAATAGTTATTTTTTTATATGTATTTATTTTAATACCATCTAGAGTAAACGCTTCTGTTACAAATGATGCACTAATTGATAATTTTTTTATAGAACATGATATTTATGGGAATAGGCTTCGAAGTTACAATGATAAAGATATTTTTGTATATAAATATAAATCTGGAAACGGTTTGTATACTGCAGTTGTTGTAGTACATAGTACACAGTTAGTTGTAGATACTAAGAATTTAGAAAAATATAATCAAGTAAATGTTAAAAGGATTGATGATGCTAGTCTAAACTGTGACTGGTATTGGATTAAAGATTCACCAAATCAGGACCCATATGTCAATGTATATCCTCGAGATTTGACTTTGTATAAAAATGATAATTATAAACAATTACTTTATGTTAATTATGACATGAAAGAATTAGGAACAGAGAATGTTTTTTTTTCTCATTCGATATCAGTAACACCGACCCCAACAATCCCAGTGCAACACCCACACCAACAACAACAATTAGCCCAACTCCTAGCATCCCCCCAACTTCGGGAGGAAATGAAGAAACCCCTGGTGGAAGTGGTTGGATTGATTCCATTGTTAATGGGTTTTCTAGTCTTAGTAATAGCATTTTGGAAGGCTTATCGTCTGTTACGGAATCTATTATCGAAGGCATAAAATCTATATTTGTACCGGATACTGAAAAAATACAAGCATCATTTGATACTGTAAAGGAAAATTTTGAATTTATTGATTCTTTTAAAGAATTATTTACAGTAATAACTGACTCTTTACAACAAGATGGAGTTGCATTAAGTTTTACTTTAGATTTTTCTAATTCACGAGGTAAATATAATTATGGTGGTAAAGCATATGCGATTGATTTTAAATGGTATGCAGAATTTAAACCAGCAGTTGATATAATTATAATTATTTTTTCTTATGTTGGTTTTATACTTAATGTGTATAGGCAATTACCGAATATTATTAATGGTGGTGCATCTATTTCAGCTAATTCTATACATATACAAAAATTTGAAGGGAAAAAGAAATGATAATTGAAGCATTAATTGATGTTTTAGTAGGAATTATAAATACTATTTTAAAACCTCTTAGTTTGATAAATTTTACTATTCCAGATATTGTTGTTACAAATTTTGTTGAAATTATGCGATTAGTTTGTTATATCTTGCCTATGTCGGCACTTATGCCTATTATATTTACTTTCGCAGCTCTAATGTCATTTCGTATTATTGTATCTATAATTAAAACTATTTGGCAATTGTTGCCGTTGTTGTAGAAAGGGAAAAAATGATTAAGTCTGTTATTGATAGTTTTTATATATTCTTTGAGTGGTTTAAATTTCCTATATTTTTGATTTTATGTATTATTTTAACATTTAGTATTCTTATTTCTATTGATTTGTTTTTATTATTTAAAAGTGGAAAACGTTTTAATAAATCATCTATAAAGAAAATTAAACCTCGTAATTTTTTTGAAAAATTATTTATAGATTTTCCGAAAATATATGCGCAAGATTTGATTGATTTTAATCCCGAACATTTTAAGTATAAAGGGATGGTAATTTTTGAGGGACGTCAAGGCTATGGAAAAACAATTAGCGCATTGGAGTATGCTATGCGTATGCAGTTAGAATTTCCACTTGCTAAATGTATAACAAATGTTGGCTATACTATGCAAAATGATGAATTAAAACATTGGAAACAATTAACAAGTTATAACAATGGGAAACAAGGTGTTATATGTATTATTGATGAAACTCAAAACTGGTTTAGTAGTAATCAATCTAAAAATTTTCCTCCAGAAATGTTAGAAACAGTAACACAAAATCGTAAAAATAAACGAATTATTTTAGGTACTGCTCAAAGTTTTTATATGTTAGCTAAGCATATAAGAACTCAAACGAGTGAAGTTCGTTCTTGTTTTACTATTTTAAATTGTATTACATTTGTTAAACGAAAAGAACCTATACTAAATCACGATGGTGATGTACTCGAATTTAAAAATAAGGGTATTTATTTTTTTGTACATACTTCAAAATTAAGAAATTCTTATGATACATATAAGGTTATTAATAGCTTAGTTAAATCAGGATTTCAAGACACTTGTATGCAACCAGATACAAAAATTTTAAATTATATAAATTTAGAAAAAAAATGACCTTTAGGTCATTTTTTTCTAATTATAAATTTATAAATTATTTTTATACTTGTCTTGACAAAGTGTCATGACAATGATATAATAAGTTATGAGTTAAAACAAATTAAGATTTCAAACTAACATTTGATTAGAAAGGTGATTTTATGGATGCATGGATTGTTGAATTAACAAACGGTGAATTTAGAACTGTATGGGCAGATAATAAAGAAACTGCAGAAAAAGAGGCGTTTCTAGAATTTGATTACGAATGGTTATATGTCCACAAGGAAGATGAAGAATAAAATTAAGATTTCAAACTAATATTTTATGAGATAAGGAAAAAAATATGGAATTAATTATAAAGATTATTAAAGTATTTATTATTATTATTACTTGTCCACCAGTTTTAGTTTATACTTTTTTAAAATTATTAGTGTATTGGTTATATAAAGATGATATTGAAATAAGCGAATTAACTTAAGAATTTATTGGGGGTATATATATGTACGATTTTAATGATGTTGTGGCCTTAATAGCTATTTTTATCGGTAGTTTATGTTGTTTAGTAATGTTTGTATTATTAATTATGTCTTTTATTTAATTTATTTTAGGAGGATTTAGAATGAAAACAGTAGATGAGATTAAACAACAAAGGAATGATATATTAGATGCTTTAAGAGAAATAATTGCAGATGAAAGTAAAAAAGAAGAATTTTCAAGATTATTTGCAAAAATGGAAATGTTAGACTGGGTATTGGATATCAGTAATTAAAGTTTTATTGATATTAATTAAATAATGATTTATATTTATAATGACAATAAGTACGACCATAAGTATTTATTGTCATTATTTAAAAAATACGGAGGAAATAGAATGGCAAAGATTGAATTAAGAGTATCTGAATCTTTCAAGGATGCTGTTAAGGAAGTATGTGCAAATGAATTTGATGGTAATGTATCTGCGTATATTAAAAAATTACTTTTAGATGATTTGCAACAAAAGATGAAAAATGAAGATTATATTGAAATGATAAAATCTACTTTTTAGTGACCAAGGTAAATAAGATTACATGAATAAAATGTCAAGCAAAATCGTGATTTACTATTTTGCTTTATATTTTATTCTATAAAAGCGTGCAAAATACTAACGATTATTCAAGGGAATGTTAGTGACGCTTTTACGCTAACATTCCCTTAAGTATGCATTTAAAAGTATATAAATTATTTTAAAAAAATTTAATTTTTGCCTGTTCTTATTAACTTGATTATAACCTCATATTACGAGAAAAGATGAAAGGGTGTGAAAAGTCTTTGTCAGTAGTTATTGAAAAAATAAAAAGTCCTACTTTAGATGGTTATGTAGACGTTAAAATTACTGAAATGGGAAATGTCACTGAGATACAATATATGTCATGTCGTAATACAAAAGCAACTATTAGAATGCTCCCTGGTATGGAACAATATATTGAATTGTCTAGTGGTGAAATAAAAGATTGTGTAAAGCATGAGCATAGACAAGATTTAATTAAAAATTTACGTAGAACATTTAAAACAGTTAGAGCTATTATAAATACTAATGTAACTAATGTAAATAATGTTCGTTGGATTACACTTACATATGCTGAAAACATGAAAGATACATTACGTCTTTATAAAGATTTTGAAAAATTTAATAAAAGGTTTCAGTATTACTGTAGTAGTCAAGGTTTAGCGAAAGCAGAATATATAGTTATGATGGAGCCACAAGGACGTGGGGCGTGGCATTGTCACTTATTGTACATTTGGGACTGTAAAGCGCCTTATATACATAATGATACTCTTTGTAAGCTCTGGAAACAAGGTTTTACGAAGATTAAGAAACTAGATTATGTAGATAATGTAGGTGCTTATTTAACAGCTTATTTGGGGGATATGGAGATTACAGAACTAAAAGAAGATGAAATAATCGGACAGACTATAAAACAAGTAGATATTGAAGAAGATAATAAGAAATTAAGTAAGTATTATGTAAAAGGTGCTAGATTAAAATATTATCCTGCAAAGTTTAATATGTTTAGATGTTCAAGGGGAGTGAAAA